TAAGATTGATTGTATTTCTTTATATCCATATTCTATTTCAACAAATGCAGCAAAGGTTCATTATATTTTAGGTCAGGGTATACCAACAACACCAGAAATTATAGATAATTATTATGGTGGATCAACAGTAGAAATAGACTATCCATTTGCAGGATATAGCAATAACGTTACATACCCAACTACAAGGTCTTGGGATTCTGGAATTGAGGATAATTTGATTCCTGGAATATCAACACTTAAAACCCCAGACTATCAATTGCCTAACTTTGTTCTACCTGAAAATAAAACCATAACTGAACTAGAGGCTGCCAATAAATTGCTTCAAACCACAGATTCAAAATTTTTTAGTTTGAAACCATCCGGAACTTGGGACACAGATTCTTATATATACTTTGAAAATCTTTCATTTATTTCAAACGCTATAGATTCTATTGTTGGAACATTTAAATTAACAGAAAGTCAAAATGCTATGTTTTTATACATAACAGATGGAGTAAATAGTTTTGCCATTAAAAAAGAGTCTACTTTATTAAACTATGTTTTTACTTATGCTGGAGTTTCAACTACGATTAGATCGCATACTTGTCCCGTTACAACTTTTACTGCCGGAATTCAAATTTCAAAATTAATTGCAAACAATACAACAGGTGGGCTTGCTCAATTTTTTGCAAATCCAGGATCATTAAAACTATATATTGGAAGCCAACCAAATAAAGAAAATATGTTTACTGGAAATATATATAATGTTGGAATTAATACATATAAGCATACATCTTTTACGCTAGACTCATACTTCTACGATGATGGAACTTTTAATTTTGCAAACTCTACCATTAATCATGTTTCTAGTTATACCTTGTTTTCTTTTGAAGATTATGGAAAGTTTTTTATTGATATTTCAGTTTTTGGTTACTGGGAAGATTATATTCCACTATCAGTACTTGCAAAAAATGTTTTAGATGAAGACGAAGAAACTATAACAGATATTGATTTTATTCAGTTTAATATTGACTATCCATCACCATCTGAAGTAAAAGAAGAGGGAGACACCTATTGGGTAGACAATTCCGATTCATTAAATACTAACGATTCAAACGTAAGAGTATATGTTACTTTTCAAGATATTTCTCAAGGCATTACGCAGACAGACTCAGACTATGCAACAACAAACCCAGCAATTAAAAAAAGAATATTAAATTTAAATACTGAAGCAGATTGGCAAACTGAAAGGTTTGAAATTGTTGATAATTATTTAATTTATCCATCAAAAAATATTGACTTTAACACTATATCAATGGTTTACTCCATTAGGTTTAAAGTGTTTGGTATATTACATAATAAACTTTCTTTAAGAAAAATAGAATTTGCAGCAAAAAGTTTAAATGCAAATGATTCAAATCCAGTAACAAGTAGATATGGAATAGATTTAATTCCATACAAATTGGCAAGTGGTGTTGCTGATTACAAAGGAGTAAATCCATATGTTATTGACAAAGAGAGTGTTCCATACTTATACCTTACAAGAAAAAGCGGGATTGAATTAAGGGACGGACTAAACAATTTAAATCGTGGATTCAGTATTGATATCAATCCAGGTTTAGACATTAAGTATTCTTTAAGTGCTATTCAAATGTTTATTAGGTCAGATTTATGGGCATTTCCTGAAAATCCAGTTTTAATATTTGAAATAGAGTATGCAAACGATACAATAGAATTTTATATTCAAGCCAACTCGTTGAATGCAGACAGAGCAACTATTTCTGCTAAAACAAAATCTGATGGCCTACCATTTACAGAATTGTATTATTATTTAGATGGACTTTATGTAGCAGAGCCAACTATGTCAATTCAAAGATGGGCAGTTTTAGGTATGTCTTTCCCAGTTAACCTTAATTTAAATTCTTACAATGGAAAAATAAATTTAAAACATCTAATGACTTTTAATAACATATCTTTTTATAAAGGAACCAATTCACAACTTGAACAACAGATTTTGTTTAGAACGTGGGGAGAAATAAACGATCAAAATTGGAACTATTGGGACGATTCAAATTGGGATAACGTTCTAGTTAAGAGTAGAGACAGTAGGTATATTGTTAATCCTGCAGAGGTTTATAAAAATTACGTTGGCACAAATAAAATTATTATAGATGACAATGAAGGTATTTATATGGAGACTGACTATTTAAAGGTATTTAAAGACGCCATTTGGCAAAGTTCTATATCAACTGTAGCATAATATGGTATACTAATGGTTATGAATGAGAAAAATCCAAACCAAGTTGGTAAGTCCAAGATAAAGGTTATTGAAAAAAACTATGACTGGGGTTTATATTTTTGGGAAAAACCCAATGGCAAGGTTTTTGGAGATGGTCACGGAAACCTTTTAAACATTCCTGCACGTAAAGGTGATCTTGAAAAGATCATGGAATTACGCAAAGCAGCAGAATATTGGGGTCAGCCAGAAGGAAAACCAGTTTTTCATCCTGGTGTAAACCGTGTAAGCGAGATGGAATACTCTGAGCAGATTGCCAGAATGAAAGAAGGACTCATTCCTAATATGAATGATCTGGGCGCAGTTCATGCAGCACAGCAAACAATAAAGGAGCATGGTTCCGATGATTGATGAAGAAGAGTACTATCTTGGAGCAAGTATTGATAATCTTGCAGACAAAGAGGATGAATTTAAAAAGAACGATCCTTTTAATAAAAACTGGGATTTTATTAAAAATTTAAACAATCTTGATCAAAATTTTAAAAGGCGCACTGCTCGTACTCTTGGCAAGGCAGTAGATCCAACTTCCGCATATTTAGATAGCGCAAATGCAGTTCAGTCTGGTACAGATAACACAAAATCAAAAGCCATCAATCCAGGAACAGCAGTTAGAAATGGTTATGGGCTTTTTGATGTAATTACACCCCCTTATAACCTTTATGAATTAGCAAACTATTACGATACATCTTTTGCAAACCATGCTGCTATCGACGCTAAAGTAGAAAACGTCGTTGGTCTTGGCTATGATTTTGTTGTTTCTTCACGTACCATGCTAAAACTTGAAAATGTTGAGGATGAAAATTCTCTTGGTCGTGCTCGTAAAAGAATTGAAAGAGCAAAGATTGAAATGCGTGATTGGTTAGAAACCCTTAATGATGATGACAGTTTTACAAAAATTATGGAAAAGATTTATGTAGATGTACAGGCAACTGGAAACGGATACATGGAAATTGGTCGTAAAGTAACAGGAGAGATTGGTTACATTGGTCACATTCCATCAACAACGATGCGTGTTCGCAGACTAAATGACGGATACGTTCAGATCATTCAGCCATCAGTTACATACTTTAGAAATTTTGGGGCAAAGAATCAAAACCCTGTAACAACAGATACAAGACCAAATGAGGTTATTCATTTTAAACAATACTCTCCATTAAATACTTATTATGGAGTTCCAGATATTATTTCAGCCCTTGCTTCACTTATTGGTGATCAACTTGCATCAAACTACAATATTGATTACTTTGAGAACAAGGCAGTGCCAAGATATATCATTACACTTAAAGGCGCTAAGTTAAGTGCAGATGCAGAAGACAAAATGTTTAGATTTTTACAAACTGGATTAAAAGGTCAGTCTCACAGAACTTTGTATATTCCGCTTCCAGGAGATACTGAAAATAGTAAGGTTGAGTTTGACATGAAGCCAATTGAAAATGGCGTTCAAGAAGGATCTTTTAAAGAATATAGACTTCAAAACAGAAACGATATTCTAGTGGCCCATCAGGTTCCATTGTCTAAATTAGGTGGAGGAGATTCTGGGTCAATTGCCAACGCACTTGCACAAGATCGCACATTTAAAGAACAGGTTTCTCGTCCAGCACAGAACGAGATATCAAAACTAATTAACAAAATTGTTCGTGAAAAAACCGACATTCTTGAACTTAAATTTAACGAACTTACGCTTACTGATGAAATTTCTCAGTCTCAAATTCTTGAACGGTATGTTAAGACTCAAGTAATGATGCCAAATGAAGCAAGAGAGAAACTTGGATTGCCAATGATTAAAGATGGAGACACTCCATTTGAAATGAGTCCAAGACAAGAAACAGATGCTAGAGCAAATTTAGCAGGGAATAGAGAAAGAGATTCCCAAAGAGCAAACAATAATTCTGATAGCCCATCCACAATTGCTGGAAGAAATGCACAAGGCGAAGGCAGATCTTCTAATTAATAAAAAGTATTAAAATAGTTGGTATAATAGTAAGGATATGGATATCATTAATAAAGCGCATTGGAAATCGGATGGCAACAATCTTAGATTATCTATGCCAATCTCAAAGATTGATCAAGAGCGCAGAATTGTTTCGGGATTTGCAACTCTTGATAATTTAGACAAACAGAATGACATTGTAACAAGCGATGCAAGCATAAAAGCATTTGCTGCGTTTAAAGGAAACATAAGAGAAATGCATCAACCATCTGCAGTTGGTAAAATGGTTTCATTTAAAGAAGATAAATACTTTGATGCCGACTCAAAGAAGTTTTACTCAGGAGTTTTTGTTTCTGCTTACGTTTCAAAGGGAGCACAAAACACTTGGGAAAAGGTTTTAGATGGCACTCTTTCTGGATTTTCAATCGGTGGAATTATGAATAAATGGGATGATGGATATGATGAAAAAGTTGATCGCCCAATTAGAATTATTAAAGATTATGAATTATTTGAACTATCCCTTGTTGATAGTCCAGCAAACCAATTTGCTAGTGTTGTATCAATTGAAAAAGTTAATGGGGTAAACATTATGAAAGGCGATATTGCCGACCTTGCCGTAGAAAATGTTTTTTGGGATAAAGAATCTGGATTGATTATGATTTCAGAAAATGATTTTGAATTAAGTCCTACAAGCGGAAGTCAAATGAAAAATATAGGTTTTGTTGAAAAGTCTGATACAGACAAAGATAAAGTGATAAAGTTCTTAGTTGATAGTGCAAAAGGCATTAGTGCAATTAAGATGCAAAAGGAGGTAAGTCCTATGACAGAAGAGACAACAAACGTTGTTGATAATGTTGAGGTCGTACCAGAGGCAACTGAGACAGTTGTAACTAAAAGCGTAGATGCTGAAGTTGCAGAAACTGTTGCAGTTGAAACAAATGAGGCAGTTGTTGAAACTGAGATTGTTAAATCAGAGGAAGTTATTGAGACTGTTGAAAAAACAGAAGAGATCGCTAAGTCTGATGACGCTGCAGTTGAAGCAATTGCTGAAATCAAGAATACTCTTGCTAATGCCTTTGGCGATCTAACAGCAATGGTTAAATCATTAAATGATGAGACTGTATTAAGTCTACAGGCTCAAATTGCTGATCTAAGTAAGTCAATCCAAAACATTTCCGGTGAGGTTAAAGAAGTTAAGGATTCTTACGATGAATTTGGAAAGAGAGTGGATGCTGTAGAGCAAGACACCGCTTTCCGCAAGTCTGGCGATCTCGGTGAGATTGTTCAGGAGCCAGAAATGGTTCAAAAGTCAATATGGGGCGGAAGGTTCCTCACAGAATCCGACCTGTTTAAGTAGAAATTCACTTGGAGGTGAACAATATGTCAGAACAAATTATTAAAAACCAACCAGGTAGTGGTGGAGCATCCGACTCAGGCTTGTATAACGCAGACGGAGGTTTCGCATCTGGTGGAATTGGTGGAGTAACAACTCCAGCATCAGGAATCTTAGGAAATATTCCTACGGCTCTTTCTGGAATCACATCCGGAGCAAATGCTGTAAATCCTTCGGGTGCAGCAGGTAGTGGAATTCTACGACCTGAGCAGGCTCGTCAATTTATTGACTATGTTTGGGATGCAACTGTTCTTGCAAAAGACGGACGCAGAGTTACAATGCGAGCAAATACAATGGAACTTGAAAAAGTTAACGTTGGTGAGCGTGTAATCCGCGCTGCTTCTCAAGGCGACGGTGCATATACAAACGCTGGTGCTACTTTTTCTAAAGTAGAATTAACAACCAAAAAGATTCGTCTTGATTGGGAAGTTACATCAGAAGGTCTAGAAGATAATATTGAAGGTGCTGCTCTTGAAGATCATCTTGTTCGTTTGATGACCAACGCATTCGGTAATGATATCGAAGATTTGGCTATTAACGGAGATGGTGCAACAGGATCATTCCTTGCTATTATGGAAGGCTTTGTTAAAAAAATTACAACAGGAAGCGGAGCGGGTCACGCACACGATTCAGTTCTTCCAGCAGTTTCAAGCGATAACTGGACAACTCCAGTTATGCAAGGCATTATCAATGCAATGCCACGTAAGTATCGTGCACTTAAGAACAATCTTAAGTTCTATGCAGGTACAGATGTTTTCCAAAGCATCGTACGTAACAACGGTACTCTTGCAGATGCTATTTCTGAGGCTTTCTCAAGCCGTAACGGTAGCACACAAGCAAATCGTCAAGACTATCTTGATGGCGTAGGACAAACATTCGGAGGAGCCCGTACCACTCGTGTACTTGGCGTTGACGTAATGGAAGTTCCTTACTACCCAGCAGATTATGTCGATCTTACTTTCCCACAGAACCGTATTTGGGGATTCCAACGGGATATTACCGTCAATCGTCAATATGTTCCAAAGAAAGATACAATTGAATACACCGTATTCGTACGTTTTGGTGTTCAAATTGAAGAAGAAGATGCAATTGCCTACAAGGACATTGCTGCTTCTGCTTAATTAGTTAAAAATCAATTTGGGCAGGGGATTGAACCTCTGCCCTTTTTGATTAGATCTGATATAATAATAACAAAGGAGTAAAATGTCAACTGTAAAAAAAACA